CATCGCGTGCTCAACCCCGTCCGGCCCCTGCCCGTATTCCAGAAAGCGCCAGTAGAACGCCTGCTTGCCGACACGCACCGTCGCGTCAAAGTCGCTGCCAGCCTTCTCCGACTGCGCCTTAGTCGCGGCCTTCATCTGGCCGGTTCTGGCTGGCATCCGTTCCTTGGCGTCCTTGGCAATGTCCTGCGCCAGCGCCAGCGCCGTTTGGCGTTTCAACTTCTGTGCCTCGCGCGGCATCAGGTCGCCGAGCACGCGGCGAACATCGTCAATCCCGCGAATGACGAGGCTCATTGCGTGACCCCGCGCTCCGCTTCGATCACCAGCCGCTGCGCCCGCCCGCTTTCGCGCCGAATGCCGCGAATGTTGTAGCCAACACCGTTCCAGACGATCCGGCACGTCTCATCCAGATCTGCCCGCGCGTAGATCGTGAACAGCACCACGAAGGTTGCGGTAACGCGCCCCTCAACCTGCCCCTCTGTCCCCGCCTTGGCTTTCACGGCGGCCCAGACCTGGCTGTCGGACGCCATGGGAGCCCAGGCTTCCGTCATGCCGCCACCGCCGTCCGCTGTCTGCACCCGCCGTTGCAGGGTGACGAGTTCTGACATTTGCCCGATCATATGCGCCGCCACCGAATACCGGCCAGAACGGCGTCAACGGCCATTGGCAGGGCGGCCATGCTTTCGCCAACCGCCGACCGGTTTTCAAACCAATGCGCCACCAGGAGTTTCACGGCGATCTGCGCCACAGGCAAAAGCCGCGCGGGAAGCGCGCATGTGTATTCAATGGTCGTTTCGCTGCCGTAGCTGTCGAATTCCACCGAAACGCCAGCCGCCGTGGCTTCGGTCGTGACGCCGCTTGCCGCGATGCCATCAACCGTGGCTGTCGCCACCGTCGCATCCGGCATTGCAAGCAAATATGGGCCGGGGCCGGAAAAGGTCTCCGACCATGTTTGCGACATGATCGCCCGGCCAAGAACGCCGTTCCAGCCGTCCAGATGCGCAACCGCCGCCGCCATCAGTTGTTGGATCAGCGCGTCTTCGTCGCGGTATGTGACCCGCAAATGCGCACACATGTCTTCCAGGCCCACCGGCTGAGCGGTCGGCGGGGTCACGATAACGGGGGGCATGGGTTATCCTGATGCTTGATCAGCATGGGATGGGGGCCAGTTTCCCGGCCCCGCACCGATGCCGATCAGGTCGCAGCAGTTGCCGCGACGATGGCGGTGTTCGGGCGCGAGAGGTTAGACCGCGACATGCGCGCGATCGGGTGCACGTCGCCCGCGCTCAGGGTCGTGCCGACCGCCGCAACGCGCACATACCGCTTCGTCCCGACATAGCCGAGTCGACCGATCAGCTTGTCGTCATCGCTGTCGGACGTGCTGGTCACGGAAACCGTCCCGTTGACGGCATCGGCCGCGGTCACGTCGGTGAAATCGCCAGCAACGGTCGTGTCCGAGTGCTGAAGCTTCACCGTGTAGCCCGAGGCGGTGCCCGCGTCGGAGATGGTCCCGGCAACAACGGCGATCTCCAGGGCTTCGTAGCCTTGAAGATCGACCAGCGAAGACGCAACCGTGGTCGCGCCATTCAGCGTCACCTTGCCCATGTGGACAAGGCTGCTGACGTTCAGGGTGTCAAACATGGTCATGCCCTCCTTAGGCCGAGCAGTGCTGCAGCTTGATGGCGTCGAAGTTGGTCACGTCGCCGCCCGTCCGCCGGGTGAGGTGGAACACCGTGTAGGGATGCGCGGTGTAGGGGTCGCGCAACACCTGAAGGCCGACACGATCCAGGACCGTGTAGCCCCGCGAGAAGTCGCCGTAACCGACGACGATGTTCCCGCCGCCTTCTGCGTCCATGTCATCGCAGAACAGCACGGGCTTGCCCAGAAGCGTGATCTGCGCCTGTCCGTCCTTCATGAGAAGCGGGCCGAAGTAGAACTGGTCGGACCCTTTCAGCTTCAGCGCGGCGCCGTAGGTGGACCGCTTCATGACGAAGGTCGCGCCGGGCTGATAGGCTTCTTTGAGCAACCATTGCACGTTGATCAGCCCGTCAGCGGTGATCGCCGCCGCAGAGCCGGTCTTGACCCGTTCCAACTTGTCGCGCTCATAGACCCCGGCAGCACCCCACGCCGCGTAGGTGGTGAACCCGCGCGGCTTGGCAACGCCGTTGCCGGTGACAAAGGCGGTGTTCTCCGCCCGGCCCAGCTTGTCGCCGCCCTTCGTGATCAGCCAGGTGGACAGATCCACATAGGCGTCCGCCAGGACGTCAGCGGTCGCGTTCATCTTGGCGCGGACGTTATGCGCCACGATCTCCTTTTCGCCAAGGTCCGGGGTGTCTTCCGTCGCGGCGGTCTTCTCGCCCGACCATTCCGCCGAACCTTCGTCATCGTCGATCAGGAAGGTGCGCGACTTGGAGCCGGTCGGCTCGACGTTGGCGATCAGGCGCATGGGCGAGGTCTCGAACACGCGCGATACCACGGTATTCGATACCTCGGGAAGCACCAGGAACCCGCCGTCCGGCTGGCTGTCGGTGGACATGGCGCGGATTTCCAGACTGCCCTTTTCGCCTTCCTTGCGCAAGAAGGCGTCCAGCTTCGCCTTGACTTCCGCAGAGTCCTTGCCGGGCATGATGCCGCCGATCTCGCGCGCCTTGAGCGCCGCGATTTCCTTGGCCTGCGCGTCCATGATCGCCTGCATCTTGGCGGTCACGCTGTCCGCCATCTTGGTCAGGCGGTCTTCGTCAACAACATCGCGCGATTTCAACGCGTCGATGTCGCTACGGAGCGGGACGAGGGTCTTGTTGACTTCCTCGACCAGCCCCTTGATCTCGTTAAGATCAGCCATTGCGGCCTCCTTTGAGGGTGGTTTCCAGAATGCGTTTGACCTCGTCAGCGTCCCGCTGATCGAACTCAGGCCCCAGAACGCCGGCATCCCGCAGAACGTCCCGATACCCCTTGAACCCGTGGGCGGTGATGGCCTTCGCCTCCGTCCGCGAGAATCCTTGTTGCCGAAGCAGGCGCTCCAATTCGCGTTCCGTCATGTCGCTCTTGACGCCGGTAACAAGCGCCTCAGGGTTGGCGCCGATGGTCACAAGCGACACCTCCCAAAGGTCGATTTCCTTGAGCACGCGAACGTTCCCATCGTTGACGGCGGCCTTGGTCCGATATCCGATGGACAGGCCATCAAGCGCGCCGTCCTTCATCAGCTCGTAAGCCTCGCGGCCCTTCTCGACGCCAAGCGTCAACTTGCCGCGCAGGAATAGCCCCCTGTCGTCTTCCTTGGCTTCGACCCATTTCCCGATGGGCTGCCATATGTCGTGCTGCCAGACCAGTTTCGGCATTCTGGCGGCAAGCGACCCGGAGAATGCGCCGCGCTCGATCCGGTCGCCGTAACTGTCAACGTTGCCGAAAACCGACCCGTAACCGGTGAACTCACCAGCATCGCCGTCAGCCTTGACCTCAAGTGCGAGGTGCTTCTGTTCCATCGCCGCTATCCTTGTTCATGGCCCCGCGCGAAACCGTGTCCGCCCAAGGGTCCGCGATAGGGTTGAGACCAATTTCCGCCCTGATCTCGTTGACCGTCATCCATGCGGGCTGGCCGCCGGATCCGAGCGCCTTTGTGTAGTATTCGGCCTGATCCTTGAAATCGCCGCGCAGAAGGTTGCGCTCGTCCAGGTCAAAGCGAAGCCCGGTTTCGTTGCCCAGAATGTCCCGGTTGACCGCCTGCTCGAACCGTTCGATCCACGGCCCCAGCGTGTGAATGACGTGGTTGCGGAACATTTGCTCAGCGCTGGCAAACGTCGCCGCCTTGTCCGCCTGCATCAGCATGATCGGCAGGACGCGGAAGGCCCGCGCGATTTCCTCGACCTGCAAACGCCGCGTTTCCAGATGCTGCGCGTCAACGCTGGTCATCGTCATGCTGTGGAACTTCGCGTCACCGTCCAGCACCGCAATCCCGCCGTCTCCGTTGGGGCCGTAGCGTTCCTGCCATGTCTCGCGCAGCTTGGTTGCCGTCTCGGGCGAAAGCTTTTGCGCGAAAGCCAGGATGCCGCTTGGCTTACCGCCGTTTCCGGCCAACTTGG